TAACATCGCCATCTTCATTGATGACCATAACATTTTCGCCACCCTGTTGGAAATTTATGTTTCGAACATCTCCTGGGTCAGTACCACCAAAGTCAATGTTGTCTTGATCTCCTCCAATAACTGAACCGCCTCCTGGGATTTCAAAACCAGTAAGAACAGAGAAACCGCTTATAGTCAAAGACTCTGTAAAAGATCCGGTTTTGCCGCTAGAAGTATTAAAAATACCTGTGTGCCCACTTATTGTTCCAGATACTGTAGTGTCAATTATTTCATGGACATGTGTTGTGCCAGTAACATAAAGATCTCCAGAGATGTGAACGTCGCTAGAAACAATAACCTTTTCAAAAAAACCAGTTGAAGATACAAAATTACCAGTAACAGTAAGATCGTTCTGAATATTAACATCGCCATCTTCATTGATAACCATGACATTCTCGCCGCCCTGTTGGAAGTTTATGTTTCGAACATCTCCGGGTTGAGTACCGCCAAAGTTAATGTTGTCTTGATCTCCTCCAATAACTGAACCGCCTCCTCCAGCGTCCAGTCCGAGATCAGATTTTAAGTCACCATATGGTATCTTATAGTTTTTAGCGCTAGAGTTTTCGGTTTCTCCGCTAGCGACTACGAAAAAGACATCTTCGCCTGTGGCTCCTGCGAACGTCTGAAATTCTGAAATCTTTTTGTCTGGCATGGTAAAATAATATACACATATTTATTCCAGACATTTGTTTTTAATTAATCTATATTGTATATAACTTGTTCTTCTTGTAGTAAAAAGTTAAATTTCAATTCTTTTTCTTCTTGATTATTAAAGTAGTGTTCTACTATTTTGTCTTCTATATTTGATTTGATTAATCTTTTAAGTGGTCTTGCGCCCATCTTTTCTTTGGATGCTTGCTCGCATATGAATTCCGCCGCTTCACTATTTATTATCAATTTTATTTTTTTAGATCTTAATTTAGAAGATAGTTTTCTAATTTCTGATTTAAATATTTTTAATAGATGGTCTTGTTTTAAGTGATTAAATACTATTACTGAGTCTAATCTATTAACTAATTCTGGGCTTAGTATCTTTTTTGCTAGGTCATGTATCTTGGTATCGTTAGACACTGGGGTAGGAGAAAAGCCAAGCGAGCTCTTTGTTGTTAGGTCGGAACCAATATTACTGGTAAGTATAATAATAGTATCTTTGAAGTAAACTTTTGTGCCCGAATTATCTTCGAGTTCGCCTTCTTCTAGTATTTGCAACAATAGTTGTTGGACTTCTGGGTGCGACTTCTCAACTTCATCGAACAATAATACGCAATGCGGCTTCTTCTTGATGGCCTCAATTAGTACACCCCCTTCTTCGTAGCCAACGTACCCAGGGGAAGCACCAGTGAGCTTTGAGGATGAAACCTTATCCGAGTATTCGGACATGTCGAAGCGCAAAATATTCTTTTCTGAGCCAAAGTAATGCTTGGCTATCATTTTTGCAGTCCAAGTCTTTCCAACTCCACTAGCTCCCAGGCAGAGAAATGAACCTATTGGCTTGTTCATGTCTTTAAGCCCAAGTTTAAACCTTAGTATTGATTTATGTATATCTGATACTGCGTCTTTTTGATTAACCACGTCCCTGTTTAGCTTTCTTCCTAAGCTAACTAACTTTTCGTCCTTAGAATTTTCAAAGTTTTCTTTTGGAAGCTTTGTTTTAGAAGAAAGGCATTCTAATATGTCGTCTTCTGTCACACTTTGTCTGAAGTTGTTTTCCCATTCGTCGCCTAGCTTTGTGTATTGATTGATTAAATCATCTTCGATTGACGAACTAGCAGCCTGTGGGCTTAAGTCATAAATCTGAGATTCGATCTTCATCATTTCTTTTGATGGAGTGGTGTTTTTGATTTTTAATTTTGCACCACACTCATCAAGCACGTCTATGGCTTTATCTGGAAAATTTTTACCAGGAAGATAATCTTCGCAGAGTGATACTATCTTCTTTAATATTGATAGCGAATATTTTACTCCATGAAATTGCTCGTAAGAGGATTTGATTCCTTTTAGTATCTGGTAGCATTCATCAGCAGAAGGTTCTTCTATCATTACGTTTTCAAATCGTCGAACAAGCGCAATGTCTTTCTCGATATTTTTTTTGTATTCAGAAAAAGTGGTTGCACCTATAACTGTTAGGTCGCCTCTAGCTAGCGAGGGTTTTAGCATATTTGCGGCATCCATTGCTCCTTCTGCGCTACCAGCCCCAACGATAGTATGAATTTCATCTATAAACAATACTATGTTTTTGTCTTGAGAGCACTCAAGTATTAAGTCTTTAAGTCTTTTTTCGAATTGCCCGCGATATTTTGTTCCAGCTATCATTGAGGCTAGATCAACCGAGTATATTTTCTTTCCAAACAAGAATGGTGGAACTTTGTTTTTGCCTATTCTTTGGACAAGACCCTCGACCACTGCAGTCTTACCAACGCCGGGTTCACCTATTAATAGTGGATTGTTCTTTATTTTTCTACCAAGTATTTCACAAGCTCTGTCCATCTCAGCATCTTTACCTATAATTTTACCAATAGACCCTTTATGGTTTAGCTCGTTTAGGTTCGTGCAAAAAGATTCAAGCATGCTATTGGGGTCAGCTTGAGGCTTTCTTTGTGATGCGGGAACCTGCTGCTCTTCATCACTTCTTTTAGTAGGTTCATTGGAGAAAGCTTGTTGTTCGTCAAACAAAACAAGAAAAGCTTCAAGCATCTTAGAGGGAGAAACATTGTGGGCATAAAAAAAGTGAGAGCAAACTCCGTTTGAGTCGTTCAAAAACGAAAAGAATAAGTGTTCTGGGCCAACATAGCTATTCTGTATCTTTTTTGCAAACTCATGGGATTTAGTTAGTAACTCCTTAATGTCTTCGCCAAAATAAGCTTCTGAGCCATCGACGACTGCCTCCTCAAAGAGATAAAAACCTTCTACGAATTCTATAAAATCACTAACCTTTAGGTTGAACCCTCTAACCAAGTCATTTAGGAAGCTGCAATCAGAAGAAAAGATTGAGACCAGCAAGTGGCCGCAGTTAACCTCTTCATGAAAAAGAGATTCTGCTAGATTTTTAGAATCCGCTATAATGCGTTGACACTTAGGAGTGAAGTTTGGTGATGTTTCCATACTCATATTGTTACACTTATACTTTTAAGTCTTTCAAATTCATATAGATAATTTCATCTACCACCTTCATGTGGTTGACAAAGATGGCGTCTCCGTCTGGAGTTTTATCTCCGTGTACGGTGATAATATTTCCTTCTTTGGGTACGGCATTATCCTTCAAATAGTTTGTGCATTTTTTCTCTCTTGCATTGTCGCAAAGTATAGCGTCGATTGTACCAAATTCATCTTCAAGCTCAAGCTTGATATAAAGATTGCCATTCTTGGATTTTTCCTTCTTTGAAAAGGCGACTGTGAATATGTATTTTGCTGACTCTCTTGGCTCTAGGGATTTGAAATGTAGGGAGTTTTGTGGAGCCTTTGTTTGGTGCTTAAAAACTTCACTCAAGCGAGATGAATAACTAAATCCAAGTAAGGCTTTTTCAAAATACCAATTAGCAAAGTCTTGGCTTTTGCTGTTTTTATAATATATATCCTTGTAGGGGGCGTATTTCTTCTTAAGAGTTCCGTATCTGGACTCCTTCATTAAGGCCTTGCCGTCGTCACCCACAGCTTTGAATTCAGAAGTTGTGATCGTCTTAAAGATTTCAAACAAATCAACCGTCTCCTTTTCTGAGAAGGCAATAAAGTTGCGCTTTTCCCTGTCAGTTAGAATGTTGAACAATTGAGCTTCCAGCACCAACTTGGACCTGTCGGCACTTAGGTCGTCACTCAATGCTCCTGCTTGAATCAGTGCCGACAATACGCCTATATTTAATCCAGCTTGTTTTGCAGCCAAGAATAAATCAAACTTAGTTGAGCTATCTTCGCTCCTGAATTTGCGCAAAGAGTCTAGTGATTTGTCGCTAATACCCTTGATACTACTTAATCCATATCTAATATTCTTGCCTTCGATTGAGAAGTCCATTTTCGATTTAATTAAATTGGGAGGAAGTAGTTTGATGTCAAACTGAGGAAGTTCTTGACTAATCTTTGAAACTTCTGCTTGAGGAGTAGGTTCAGAGTTGGTCATCTTTAGCAACGCTAGAAAAAACTCTTGAGGATGGTTAAACTTTAGGTATATGGTCCACGCCGCAAGGGTACTGTATGCTATCGAATGACTTTTATTGAACGAATAATTTGCACTATCCTCCGCCACCTTCCAAAGAACGTCTCCAGCTTCTACTGGTAAGCTGTTTTCGATAACCTTTGCTTCTATCTTTTGCTTCCACTCTTGCATCTTTTCAACTTTCTTTTTGCCGACAATCCTTCTTAGTTGCTCCGCTTCATCTAGTGTGAAGCCAAGCTTTACGGCCATCTTCATTAACTGCTCTTGGTACAATGGGATTCCTCCTGTGTAACTAAGCTCTTCGTCAAAAACTTCATGAACGCTTTGAAATTCACCAGTCCTTACGTATGTGGAGTAATCGTCGACAAAATCAAGAGCTCCAGGTCTAGCGATAGCTATCACGGCACTAAGCTCCTCTAGGGTTCTAGGCTTAATCTTTTTGCATACGCTAAAATTTGTGCTGGCCTCAATCTGGAACAATCCATGGGGGCAATCGAGTTCCCCTAGAGGGTAATAGGTTTCATCGGCCTCAAGGGGTATGTCTATTGGGTTCAAATCAATACTCTCACATGTATTATATATAACACTAAGAGTCCTCAGTCCAAGGATATCGAACTTAACCATTAATTCCGAAACCCAATTCATATCATATCCGGTAACTAAAGCTCCGTCATTAGTCCTTTGTACAGGACAGAAATCAATAAGTTCATCGTAAGATATAGCGATGCCAGAAGGATGAACTCCTGAGTTTTTATTTAATCCTTGGATTTTTTTAGCAATCTTTATTACTTCTTGATTCTTTAATGCCCATTCAGAAAACTTTTCATTGTCTTCTATTGCAAACTCTATACTTGCAACTTTACCAAAATGCTTGGGTATCTGAGCCGTAATAACGTTTATATCCATCTCGCTATAATTACCCACAATTTTTCCACACTCCCTTATGCATAATTTACTACTAAGAGTGTTTAGCGTTAAGATTTTAGCAGTCCTTCCGGGGTATTTGTTTTCAATATACTCGATAACTTTATCTCTATGTTCGTATGCAATGTCATTATCTACATCAGCAAGCAAGGATCCATCAAGATATGTAATACCTTCTTTTTCAATCTTCTTCGCTCTGCTTTTGCTGACAAAACGCTCAAAGAATAAACCATACTTAATCGGATCTATCTTTGTTACATCTATAAGAAAAAGAATAAGCGAGCCAGCAGCACTTCCACGCCCTGGGCCCGTGGGTATTTTACTCTTATGGCAAAAGTCAAGTATGTCCCAATTTAATAATATATAATCAATAAAGCCTAATTCATTTAGGATTTTTAATTCTTCTTTTACTCTACTGTAGTATTCTTTTTTGTTGGGCAGTTTGTCTATACCTTTGTTCTTGACACCTTTTAAGCAAAGCTCCCTCAGGAAGTCAAAGTTGGAAGTCTTTGGGTCTAGGCCCAAACTATCATAATTCTTTTGCGTGATTTTGATTTCTGGAAGTCGCACACCTGGAGGCGCCGACCCTTCGTAGCTCGAGAACTGACTTAAAAATTTACTCATAAGATAAGGATAGTATTGCTTGGTTTTTGTAGTCGTCCAAAGATTTTGTAGTGTTTTCTATTTCAAGCAGGTCGTCGATCAACCCAGCAAATTCAACTAAGTTTTCGTCCCAGTAGTCCTTTGGGTGAGATATAAAGGATTTTGCTATTGAGTTAGCTTTCGTTTTAAGCTCTGAAATTTCAGATCGATAAAAACTTAACAACTCTTCTACTTCTATTGATTTTATATTTCTATTTTCCATAACATTTTTCTGAATACTTGGTAATTTTTTTGGATATCATAAAGTGCATCATGTAATTTTGTTGTGTCAAGTTCGACGTCATAATTTTTACAACAAGCGCCCAAGTTTAATCTTAGGCCTCTTTCGTATATAGAGTTTAATTTGAATTGCCAGGATAGTAGATCGTCATCTTCGTTGATTTTTATGTCTTTAGCAATGGCTTTTGCAATAGAGAGAGTGTCTATACATTTTTTTAAGTAAGAATAGTCAGTCTTTCTGCCGAGTAATTTGCGATATATATTGTGAATGTAAATATCAAAACCAAAGATGTTGTGTCCTAACTTGATGTAGTCATCATCGTATAGATATTTTTCAAAATGATCCAGGATTTTTTCCGCAGGCTTAGCCTTCTTCTTGTAAACAGAATCTTTAAATCCAGTAACTTTTCTTGCTCCATCAGACATTTTTAAATCATCCCAATGTATGAAGTAATCGTTAGATTCTATTAATTTATCACCTTCATAAATCATAAAGGCTAACTGCCAAGGCTTGTTGTCTTTGGACACTAAGTTAAGATTGCAAGTTTCAAAGTCGAAGACCATGTATTTTTGCTTTTTATTAAATCTAAGTAGGTTTTCTTTCATGATGCTTCTCCTTGTTTTTCCATATAGCTTTCCCAGCAAAACTGGTCGCTTCCGAGATGATCGAAGTTGGGCTTCTCTAGAGAGAGCTGCCTTCCGGCAAATGAATTTCTGCCACATATCAACTTATAAGTCAAGTAAGCGGAAAAGTCGTCTTTGTTTTTATAGTAGATGGATTGAGCGTCTTCTGTTTTAAATTTATTAACATCGCAATATTGAATTACTTTTTCTTTTACAATGAAGTCAAAAGGTAACCCATTATCTTCCACGAAGAACGTTGGCTTTGTGAATTTAAAATTAACAACACAAGAATTAAACGAAGTTAGGTTGTTAAATATAAATGAATCATAGAATGGTATGCACATCGATAAATTATCTTCATCCCATAAGCCGGAGAGTAATTTCATGTCGAGGAAGTTGTTGTGATTTGTCTTGCACTCAGTATAAATTTTATTTAAAGAGCGACAGCCTTCAGAGTTCTTGGGGAATATGATTATTTTATGCCTGCAGTTGGATTCTTTTATAGACTCTTCGTTTGAGGCGTCGTTACATACGTCAAATCTTACTCCAAAGATTAATTGAACCCCAAGCTCCCTTGCAACCTTGTCGGCCTCGAGAAAGCCTGTCAAGCTGTCCTCTACAATAACTACTTGTTTTAAGTTATTTTCTTTGACTATATCGAAGACGCTGATCGGGCCATCTTGTGAGTCTTCTTCTGGGTCTTTGTCTGAGGCCGGAGATAATGTTAAGATGCTTTTACCGATAGAGTAGTGGCTCTTGAATATGGGAATTGTCATGAGAGTAATTTAACATAAATTACCCTCCAAGTCAAGCTATTTTTTTGCTCGCTCTATGAAATGTTCGGCTATCCCACCCTCTTGCAAATACTCTTCGATTTCTTCTAGTAATTTATTCCTTATCTCGCGCACGTCAGGCGGAATATCTCCCTCTGCTCGCTTTCTTTGAAGCTCAGCATAAGACATTGTCGCCGCAATAAGCAATAGAATAGCGAGTGGATCAAAAACAAATATCAAAGTTATAATGACAATCCTTATTCCCTTGCCAGTGTCAATCTCAACGCCCGTCCAGTCGTTCAAGGCTTCAACGATATAGGTTATCGGCCCCATCTCTGTTTCAAGCGCCCTTAATCCTTGGCCATATTCAAATGATTGATTCTCAAGCTCAGCGACTCTATCGTAAGCCTTATCAATTTCCAAGGAATATAATTCTATCTTAGGGTCTTCCTTGATTGTTTCGATATTAAGCGCATTAGTTGAGTCGATTTGTTTGCGCGTTTCATTTATGGAAGATAATGATTCAGACCTAACCAAATTAGATCGCGCTTCAGATTCAGATATGTTGGCGCTTATTGATTGTCTTTCTTGTTCTTGTTTTAATAAAGTGCTTTTATATTTTTTATCATCACTAAATAACCCTGTGCTTTTAGCTCCTTCTAATTCTTTATCTAAGTCTTTTAGTCTTAACTCGTATTTATTAATTAAATCTTGTTCTTGCTTAATGGATAATTCTTGTTCTTGTTTAATTGAATTTACTCTATCCTGTAATCTTAATATAGTTTCTTGTTTATTTGTATCGCTATATGATTGAGTAGATTCTATTTTTTTAATACTTTCTTGTTTCTTTATTATGAAATCTTTTTCGCGCGATATCTTTGCTTCTATTTGCGCAACCAAAGCCTGCTCTTTTTCCATTGATGCAGAATGCTCAACATGGGAGCGAGATAAAAATCCAAAAATACCCATGCTTGTTATGATACTTAACACAAAAACAGCAATAAGCAAATAATTTCTTATGAATTTAAATGCGCTGTGCCATTCTTTGTGTAGCCACACTGCTGCAACAAGCTTTCCGACCTCAAGAACTGCACCCATTATTATGATCGCTTCCCTTGACCCAGGGAACATAGTAGCAAGACCAACTATACTAAAATAAGCCGCAGTAAGAGAAATGCAGATTGCAGAAGCAAAAATAATTAAAACCAAAAACATATTAATTTTCTTGATCTGTGTCTCTGTTTTCTTTTAACTCGTCGTAATGGCTTAAGTTAATTAATTCAAATCTAACTAAAGAAAAATGTTTACCAGTATTCTTCCGAGAAGATATTTGGTATCCATAATTTTTTAAGAAGGAGGATAGCTCCTGTATGTATTTTACCTGAGTATAGCAAATGATTAAGATCGGCGCTCCATCAAAAGAGTTTTCCTGAGAAAAAAGAACATCTTCTGAGTACTCGTAGCAAATATTTTCTATTGTATCTGTCATCAATAACAGAGTACACAAAAAATCAAAAGAAATCGTCTATATCGACTTTTGGTTTGTTCCAATAAGGGCAGCCTTTATACTCCATCATTTCTATGGTTTGCCCCTCTTTGGCTTCGAGGGAGTCTTTGTTTTCTTTGAATGCTGATTTAATTATTTTGCCGTTTTCATCTTTTAAAACGTAATAATCTAGCGGCTTTCTATGAGAACAAATATAAGCAACGATTGGTTGTCCGGATTTGTCTAGCACGGGTTGACCTTTGGATATTTTATAGCCATCCTTTCCGCACATTAATGGACCACCAAAGGTTCCGTCAGAGGGATAACCCTGAGCTCCTGCAAAATTAGATTCTGCAGTCTCTTCGTCAAAGTTGTCAATGAATTTCTGTATCTCAGTTAGGTGAAACTCGAGACCTTCAAGCTCCTCTTCTGATATATCTTTCATTTTGACTCGACCATTTGAATTTAAATCAAATTTTAGAAACAAGAACTCGACCTGCCTCTTCTTGAAGTGAGGAAATAGTTTTTTAACCGCAAGTGTGTACATGAGATCTTGGAGATTGTCCGTTAACTCTTTACCTTTGAAAATTTGTTTGCTACTCTTGAAGTCTCTAATGATTGCCGTGCCTTCTTCTTCGTAGAGAAAGAGCTTATCAATAAAACCCCTCATTCTATAAAGTTTCTCACCTTCGTCAACCGTTATATCGAAAGATTGTTCTGAGATTCCCTCGTCTGGACTATCCATTCCAGCCCCACCAAAGAAGTCAAAATGCAGGCCAGCCAAAGTCATGTTGTTTATCAACTCAAGGTTGTCTTTATCATTTACGTTTAACTTTTTAGCATGATAGGCTACAAGCCTTCTTATTGGCTCGCATAAATATATTGAATCTTTTAATATAATTTCATCATAAATATGCTTATGTCGGGGCTCGCCAAGAAGCTCGAATATTAAGTGGCAAATCCAGCCCCTGCTCGAGCCATCGTTTCCGGCGTCAGGAACTTTCAGTTTATAGTTTGCCCAATATTTCCATGAACAACTTTGTGCAGTTTTGATTCTACTGGCTGATAGTGGAGTTATTTCTTTCATGAGAAGTATTTGTTTTTATATGATGAGGCAGATATGTCTTTGCTTTTCAAAAGATCAAGGATTTTTTTGTGATTGTTCTTGACCCCTTCTTTTATATCGAATTCGTTTAGTTTTTTGTTCCATGATAAAAAGTCTTCATCGTTCATGTCTCCGAAGTCGGAAGCCGCTGGTGGATGGATTATTAATTTATCCCTATCGAAGAAGTTTAGTAGCTTGAGGTAACTCTTAAGAGACCCTATCTCTCCCCTGTTCTTTTCTTTATCACTATCATTGTTTAGTGATATGATAATTTTTTTTAAACCTAGAGAAACAAGATGGCAACACAAGGAGTTAGAGACTGAGGTTCCAAAAACAACTAGAACGTTCCTGAAACCCTTGTGATGCAGTCTCAATAGATCACCTATGCTCTCAACAAGTATAACTTCTTGGCGGCTGCTTATTTCATCTCTAATTGGTAAGTCTCCTGAGCTATTTTTTAAATAAAATGGATACGCCCAAGTTGATTTCTTCCCCATGTGCTTCCATTTTGGCCTATCGTTTGGCTGTTTGGACATGTCTCTACCACTAAAGCCATGTATTTCGCCATTTGAATTGTATATGGGGAAAACGAACCGTTGGTACATTGCCCCCTCTGTAGCTAAACCACACTTAAAAAAAGAGAGTGTTTCGTCACCAACACCGCGATCATTATAGAATTTATAATGAGGCAGCAGCTTCATTAGTATCGATTCTGGGTAAGTTTTTTCCATTTCAATTCTTTCTTTGGATGTGGGGGTTATGCTCTCAGAAGGTAGCGAATCAAAGTCATATCCATCCAAGAATTTAGATAACTCCGACGAATCATTAGTTTGTAGGGTGGCCTCGACTAATGATTTTAGGGGGAGGTGCTGGCTGTTATTTACGTAGTCAACCCAAACTCCAGAGTTTTTATATATTTGCAAAGCGGTAGAGTTCTTGCCCCCTCTGTATAGCGCATTGGTTCTCCAGTGGTTGCCAAAGTCTGTTAACTTATACCCAAGCTTTTGTAAGACGTCTTTTATCTTTTCTGATGTCAAATCTCTATCCCTCCTCCAAAAATATCGTTGTCATCTTCTAAGTTTACGTTAACTTGAGACTCAATCATGTCTTGCAGGTCTCCGACTTCAGTTATATTGAAGTTTTCAAAGTTTAAGTTGATATAATTTTTCTTTAGATCTCCTGTCGGCATTCTTACTGGTTGCACTGCGCGATGTATATTCTCCCCTAGGTGCCTAAATTTAAAACATGTTAATTTATGAGTGCCAAAGCCAGGCTCGGCGGCAAGCTCGTCAAGTGTTTTTTGTCGCAAACCAAACAAGTGGGAGCTAAATTGAGTAATTCTATCAGACAGGGATACTATGCTCTCATCTTCTACGATGTTCTCAGAGCTCCTATTGTTTGTTATGCCAGACCTATTACTTTGAACACTTGTCATCATTGAGATAGAAGGTAGTCCATCTGTGGTAATATCTCTTTGGATCAATTTCTTAAACTTATCAACCATCTCTCCAACTATTTGCCATTCTGATTTGTTTTTAGAGTTTTCAGATGTAGTTTTAATGTAGTCAAAACTTAAAATCATAGGATTACCCCTACCAACGGAGCCGTAGTAAAAATGTTTTACAGCTTGAATCATTGAGTCTACAGGCATGCCACCTACGTTCTGGTAGTATAGCTTGTATTCTTTTATCTTTTTCCAAACAGAACGAACTCTATTTACCACATCTTCTCCAGCCTGTCTCCATTGCCCAGTCTCAAGCAGATTCATAGGGACTTGAGCTAGAGATGCGCACTGTCTCATCATTAATTCTTCTTTGCTCATTTCCCCATTATCCAAATGTAGGACAGGTATATTTTCTTTTGCGGAAACCTTAACGCAGAAATCCATAACAAACTGAGTTTTACCAACACCAGTTCTAGCCACTAATGTAGTTATGTTTCCTGGACGCAGAAGAGATCCGTAGAGTTCATGCAGTCTTTCATGAGGACCTTTGGGACCAAACTCAGTCTGGGGGTTGTTTCCTTTGTCTTCTACGCATTGCTCCATTTCTTCAAAAATATTAGAAGCTTTATTGTCGCCAAGCTCATAAGAGCTGACTTGATCGTTATATATAGAGTCGGCTAAGTCTATTATTTGAGTAAAGTTTTTAGAACTATCTAGGTTCTTCATTGAGCTGGTTAATTTAGCCCCAGTTTCACCAATCCCCCTTCTTACTGTAAGCTTAGAGAGCTCTTTGGCTGAGTCAATTATCGATTCTGCTGAGCCTTTTCTTAGTTTAAGCGCTCGAGAGTATTCGGATATATTAATATTGTCTTCAAAAGATATTCCGGAGAGTTTAATTTTTTCAGCAAGAACAACTTCATCTATATAGTTCCCTTCTTCATAATCAAGCTTCAAAAATGTAAACACAACTCCGTTTACATCTGATACAAAATCCTTGGAAGTAATAAATGAAGCTATCTCCATGTATTTCTCCGGATGATTTAGTAGGCCGCCCAAAAACTGTTGTTCTAATTCGTAAGAATATACCATAGTGCTATACTAGCAGAGAAGAATGAATTTGTAAAGCTTTTTGTGAAAAATTATTCGAGCCCAATATCTGGGTCTTCGTTTTCCATGTTATACATGCTCTCAGCTTCTTCAATATTTAATAAATATTTCTCCAAAGACTTTCTAAGGCCCATCTCTACGATTTGGTTCTGAGCTCTAGTATAAACTAGGGGTTTCCCATTCTGGTCTGCATAAGCTATAATGAAACCCTTGCTATGTTCTGCTCCACCTGTGAACTCGAAAATTTGTTCAAGCAGGTTTTCGGGCATTGAAAAAGTTTGCATGTTTTCTGGATCTATATTGTTGCTCATTTATATAATATACACTTATTAAAGGATGACTCCAAAGGTTTTGAATAAATCTACAGATAATTTATCTTCTGGGTAAATCTCTACTAGTTTAATGTTGTTCAGTTTGCAGAATTCTTGCTTATCATTGTCTCTCCTTATCTGACTAAGGAAAGTTGTTTTTGATTTGCCGTGAAAAAATGGTGTGTATTTTAAATGCTGAGCGCCTTGAACTTCTATTGCGATGTTTTTATTGGCGTTGTATAGGTCTAGGCTCATTCGGGTGCCAACGATAGGGAACTCTTCAAATACCACATCGTTAAACCAATAGTTCTTCACAAACTCTTTTACTCCAAATTGCATTTTGCTTCTGCTAGGCTTCTCCCATTTTACCATATAATTTTTTGGCTTTTTGACTCTTTTTGTTGAACCAACTAATGTTTTAAAAATCATTCTGCTAGGACTGATAGATTATTTCTGAGAAATGTTTAATCAAAAACTGTATTAAGTCTGGATTAGCTTCGAGTAAGTCATTTAGTTTTGGCTCGCCGTGGAGTTTAGCAGGGAATTCATGACCTTCTTTTTTTAGCAGCTCCACGAAATCTTCTTCTACTGATATCCATGCGCCCTTCTTGTTTATATAGCCCCATAGGTATAGCATATCTATAAGCTCCTTCTCTACCCATATAGAAGTTCCATTCTTGCGCCCATATTTAATTGGATACTCAAGGACATAATTGGTTTTCTCATTAGGAGATTTCTTTACGGTCATTTTTGCGACATGACCAATTATTTTATTCTTGTCATGGTCTAATGGCGCGCTAGGATTTTCTAGTATTAGGTCTTTTTTAAACCTAGGTTCGAATTCAAGTATATAATTAGCGAAGTGGAGAAGCGCATTGCCACCTGTGGCAGTAGTTTGGCGGACAGGAGCCTTGCTATATGGGTCAAGCTTGATATCTGCACGAACCTGAGATATAAATATAGCCATGTGGCCTCTTTTGGCGAGAGCAATACTCATCTTTTGCATAAACTTTGCGCCCAGCAGCGCCCCACCAGCAATCTTATGAGAGTCTTCAAAGTTTTTCTTGAGGTCATCCTTCATTATTAACCCATCCAGGGAGTCTAGCACGAAGCAATATTTTATGGCCTCAGGAGTTCTCGCAATAAGGACCCTCATTAAATCTAGTACAGTCTCATATATATTACTCTCAAAAACAAAACAACTACCTTGATCCCATTCATCTTCTTTAGATACGAACTTGATACCAGAACGTTCTCTTACCTCTGGAGATAATCTTCCCTCTGCTTTGATGTATACAGCCTTTGCTTTTGGCATTTTTAAGAAGTTCTTCGCAACCTCTAGAGCTTCAGAGGTCTTGCCTCCCTCGTTTATACCAACAAACCTATGAAGCCCAGGCCCAAGCCCCCCGCCTAGTTCAAAATCTACTTTAAGGCTGCCGCAAGATACCTTGTAGTCTATATCTTCTTCGTAGTTGTAGTGATGCTCTTCATTTTGTTTTAAAAAGCTCTTGAGTGAATCTATTGATCCTGTTTCTGTTTCTGTTTTTTTACTCATGATAGAAATTCTTTAATATTTTTTGGTTTATTTTGTTTTATGTAGTCTTCTCCTGTTTTTTCTTTTATATCTATTTGTTTATTAGGAGGTATGTTGTATGTGTATCTATTGTATTTCTTTTTGAGTTGATCTGCGTAGTAACCAGAGCGCAATACAATTATGCTGTCAAGCTTCTTTGGGAACGATAAACCTTTCCAGAACCCATCAATAGGGTAGGATTCAATCAATATGTTTAGGGATTTTATTTCCCTTCCCCAAAACAATCTCTTTTGAGTCTTGGGTTGTTCTATTAACTTTTCGATTACTTTCTTCTTTTCAGTTTGAGTCACCTATTAATAATAGCACAAACAATAAAAAAAGTCAAGGGAATTAAATGAAGTATCTTGGCTGGTATTTGTAGGGGTGTGACACTGGGAGATTATCTGAAGTACCCCACTTGTGGGCTAAATACCCTTCCATCTTTTGCCTAGTTGCTTCATCTGTATTCTCCGCAAAAACGACTTCCGAAATAAACCCTGAGGGCTTTTCAGCGTCCGCCCTGTTAGCAAACACTCTAAAAGTTTTTGGACTGCCAAGTTTTGTGGTGTAAGCTATAGGCGTATTAGTAATATCTGCTCCGTCGGCATATATTAGACATTGCTGGGAAGAGGTAAAATCCATAGTCAACGCAAATATACGGTAAACTCCGCCAAGATTTCCGTGCGTTGAGACCCCTGTGTTCGAGCCCCCTATTCCGTTGGCTGCTAGTTGACCTCTAAATTCTGAGATGTTTCCGGCTGCAAACTGAAAACTGGTTGACCCGATGGCAGATAATATTGAATCAAGCGGTGAGTCTATGGCGTCTATTTTACAAACCATAAAAATAGATAGGTTGCCGCTACTTGGTAGGTTCATATTTTGAGTGACATAATGGTCGTCTCCATCCATGGATATAACGTCTAATGAATTTTGCCCTCCAGGTATTAGTGTCTGATTCTTCACAGAAGATGAGCCTGCTAATAGGCTGTTATTATTCAGGCTTTTGTCAGCTATAGCTTCCACTATACCAGAATTTATTGTTAGCGTCGAATTATCGCTTGCGTCATACCAGGCAAACAAAGAAGCCATGGTGGGGCTCCATGGTTTAAATATAAACTCTCTTGTCTTAGTGTTTCCGCTAGCAGATCTAACATAAAGAGAGTATCCATCGCTTGGAGGTATTTCTGTAAATAAAAACGACACATCCTTGGTGCTCGCTTTCCCAACTACCATTGCTCCTAAATAAGACATCGTTTCGTCTCCACCATCATACTCAATACCAAAAGTAACTATCGGCGCATATTCATGCTCGAATGGAAATTTAACTTTTATGTAATTCTGATTAGCGGCCCGCATTCCATCAAGATTCACAATGGTAATTTGATCATTCTGTATTAATTTTATGGGGTCTTCAGGGTTTCCGCCTTCAGCTTCAGCTATGATTTTATTAACGTCCGCTAAAACTCCAGTTCCAATTGTGTCAAATGGTAATATCT